GCCTCACCAGCGATTCGTCTACTCACTACCGTGCACGGGTGCTTTCAACGTAAGTTGGATCTTTGAAGAACCGCTACGTTCTCCTTTGGGCTTCCGCGGACGCGTTTGCTTCCGGGTGGGCGCCCTGTCCTTGGGGACTTCCATGATGATGACGGGTACACGAGATTTGACCTCGTCGCCATCTACGACGCACGAGTCAGACTTCACAACTGGTTCAATTGGTGGAGCACACTGCATCACGTGGAAGATCGTTCTCCGATCCGCTCCACGCAGCCATGCAGCGAAGCTCTTCCTATCGAACTCATGCAACGTCATGTCCGCGTCGTCCTCCATCCATCCGGCGTACTCATTGGGATACTGGTGCTCAGATTCCATGGTCGTTAGCCAGATTCCTGTAACGTTCTGAAAGTGGGGGAACAATTCAGGGAACAATTCCTTCACACGTTTCACGAACGGTCCAATTACTGGAGTGTTCTTGTCAGTCAGGTAGAAAGCAAACGCCTTTTCACAAAGCTTTTGCTCCCGGGTGATGTTGCTGGGTAAGCAAGTTGTCACGTGGAATTTCGACAACTGTCGTGGTAGATCGCACGTGGATGTGGGATCTCCGTGCCAAACGTCGGGCCCATAACGTCTGGCTAGGAACATGATTCCGCGTTGCCCGCGTTTCAGTTCCTCCAGCTTCAACACCTGTCCCATAGACTCGGCTGCTGCCAACATCATCTCTTTCGAGAAATCTGTGCTCAAACCGTCGTCGCCTCCGTAAATCCCCAACTTGTCCCAGGCTTCGTACTTGGTGTAGTACGTGCGGGTCCAGGGGTTCACCGTCTTCCGGTATCCCAAGAATGCCATGAAGGCGTTCAAATTGGAATTGTCCACAGCCGTTGAAGCTTTGCCAGAGGCTTCAGCTTGTCCGGTTGTGGATTTATATCCGAAGGTGGTGACGGAGCGCATGTCGATCATGCGATTCATGAGTTCGAAGAGTTGGACATGGTACATGGGGAGGAAACCGTATCCAAAGATGCGGCGATGGAGCTCATTTGCCCTTTCATCGTAATTTCCGTCCATTCGGCTGCAATCCGTCATTGCTGCAACCTTTGCATGTTGACAGAGCTCTGCTACCCTCGTGGCAATTTGATCGGGTGTTTTCCCGAACGCGTACCAGGGGTGCTGCTTCTGTCTTTCTGCCACCACATACGAGAATGCGGAAAACGCCATCTTGTCGGGTCCATTGATCGTCGAGATAACTCGAGGGTCATTTACATTGGGATAAGCCTCACCTTTGGTCATCTGCTTGCAGAGATCGGTGGGCTTCCCATGCTGGGCTTCGTCCAAGATGCGTCTTTGGCTCTTCCGGGGTTGTCGCTCGTAGACGTCCTCATTTTCCATGGGGACTTCCTGCCAGCGCTTGAACCCCCAAAAGAGTTCCACATACTCATCCATCACCTTGCTCTCAAACACCCCGAGGGTTTGGGGTTGCTTGCGCAAGGCCTCAATTCGTTTCTGAACCGCACGCTCGTCGTTTGCGTAACAACGATCGGGAGCAAAGGCACCATCGATGATTGGATCCATGAATGGAACCATCGAGGGCTTGACATCCGGGTCATATCCCTTCTTGCTGATCCATTGAAAACGACGCACTCCGGAAGGCTCGAGGATGTCAACTTGAGTCGACTTTCTCTGCTCCTGCAAATAGTATGCATGGAGCAACTCAAAACCCTCCATCGTTCCTGCGTCCTTTTCCATCTTACTCTTCACAGTGTACGCTGTCAGCTTGTTGGCAGTAGTTGTAGCCGCAAACTTAATTGCGTCATCAACCTGCGACGGGACAGTCGCTGCCAGGAAAGAGCCTGGTGCACTAGTTGAAGTCTGAACTCCATTGGCGTCGTTCACCAGAAGCCGGAC